CCGGCTTTAATCGCCGCATTTAAGCGATCTATATTTTTTTTGTAGGCTTCGACTTGCGTGAGCTTAAGCGCTCCGTTAACTAGGACGCGCAGGCTATTCGATTCTTCTATTTTTGCGGACGCGATAGCATCGGCATCGGCCTTCCTAGCGGCTGCCGCGATCTTAGCCACCAGAATATCCCGCTCTTTTAGTAGCTCGTTAACCGCCTGCTGATGAACTGCCCCATTCCAACCGAATAATTTATTATTATCACCGCCTTTTAACTTGTTTATTTTTGCTTCGACGGATGCAAGTTTAGTTTCAAGTGAGGGGTCTATCAATTTATCCCACCCTTGGGACATTGCGGCTTTCAGTTTATTGTATTTTTCAGTTAGCCAGCTAACTTGTACTTCTTGGGATTTTAACCGATCTGTTAATTTATCGGCCAAAAATGCGGATGCCAGGCTCTCGTTACCGGACTGCACTAACGCCTGGATATAATCCATATTAGAAGTGGTCAAGAAATGGAACGTGTCATTTAGTTCCCTGGCACCTCTCAATGGATCAATGAACATCTTCCCCATTGCCTTTTCTGCATCCGCCGCGCTTATGCCGGCGACCTGTGCATATTCAGCAATAGCCATGGTGACGGGCCGAATTGCGTCCCGGCCAATACGCCCTGTTGACACCATCGCTGATGCAATATCCTTCGCCCCGCCAATGGTGATATTTGTAGACGCGGCCACCTCGTCCGCCATGGCGTGGATACTGCCGACGGTCATCCCGGCGTAATTGCCAGATAAAGCAATGGCTCGACTAAAGCCTTCTACTTCGCGCTGACCATCTATAAAAGCAGCAACGAGCGTGCCCGTTGATGCCGCAAGCAACGCCCATGGCCCAACCGCCAATCCGGTTGCTTCGACACCTAGTGCCTTTATGCCTTGCAGTAGCTGAACATTTTTTCCACCAGTATTATTATATTCATCCGCTAACTTTTTAACTGCCTGCGCCGTCCCGTCAATAGCGGCTGTCGTTTCACGCGGAATATTCTTAGTGATTTTGAAGCTAGAGTCTACATCGCTCGCCATCTTTTTGGCGGCGCTACCTGTCTGGCTTACGCTGTTGCTTACGCCGTCTAGTTCCTTCTTTACGGCGTTAATGCCGGCTTTAGCCTCTTCTGTACCTTGTAAGGTTAGCCGGATTTTTAGGTCATTTGTCATCGCGTCATCTTAAATTGATAACCGCCGCTTCCATAATCCGGAGACCAAGGAACAGCGTTTTCCGGTCCTGTGTCGTGCCCATTAAATCCATTACCGCCGGGATTACATCGTAGCGCAGGCCGAGCCGTTGCCCACTCATACCATCAATGCGCCATTGCGTCGCGAGTTGATAGAACAATTCAGCGGTTTCTTTGTTCTCCTGCCATATGCATTTTTCGATTTCACGCTCTTCCCAACCTATCAGGCGGATACCGAATGCCTCCGCATCTACTGTCACCGTGTCCCTTCCGCTGTAAAGCAGTCGGGCCACGGCTTCTAGTTTTTTGCGGCTGCCATGTCCCCGCCCTCTCGGTATGCCTTTAGAATCGCGTCGAAGGCTTTGTCATAGTTATCTAATAGACTGACCACTGCTGATCGGCTAAATTCTAATTCACAGTTCTCCCACCCGTTGATTATATTCACAAGGAAATCGGCCTGCGCTTCGATAATCCCCTTGGTCTGGTCTACATCTTCGCGTGTATCTGCGTCGGCCTTCTCGGCTTCGCTAATAGCTTTTATGGCGCTCATTAGTGTCTCTAGCCAACTCGTGCGCTTAGTTTGGCTTGAGCGTGAAAATACCAGCTTAAGCGGCTCGCTTGACCCGTCAATATTAACGGCAACCTTAAAAGTCGGGTTTGGGGTTATTTTGAACATTATTAAAATTCCTTTTTGGGTTGTAGGTTGGCGGCTCCCGGCGATTCTTTGAACTGCGAAGGCGAATCCTTTGATATTTCCGTGCCGCCTGGTTCCGTTTCGCACGGTTTCCTTGCGTATGAACACAACACATAACGCACTATGCCATATAAGCCAGCATTAAGCCGGCTTAGTTTTGCTACTTAAAGCAAATTACAATGTCATCGTTACCTGAACTCGGCATTATGCGACCGTCGAAGCCAATAAGACGGATACCGTCGACATCGGCTTTGCTCGGGTTGATGAGCTGTACGGATGGGGCATATATCGTTGTAATGTAGCCAGCTGCGGAGCCATGCAAGAATCCCATCGACTGCGTGGTATTAGCGATCACGCTATCCATAAATGCCGCTTCTTCCGTCGCCGTCAGGTCGAGGGTAAGTTTGCAAGACGCGTCCCGATTTGACAGGTTTACGGTTTCATTACCAAGCAATGGCAAAAATCCAACTTTATTGCCAATTGCTATTTCCAGGCCGCGCGAACTGTAGGCCGTACCGCCGGATAAGGTGCTGCTCGAATACGTACAGCCGAGAAGCAAGCCACCGCTATTCGAGTCCGTAACTACCTTCGGGGTTTTGAATGCCGTATATGTGCCGGTTGGATTAACCGCTGCCGTAATACCGCCATAAAGGCCGATAAACTTGAAACTCATAACCGGGCGGTCACCAATCCCCATTTTGAAGCTAACATCACCCCGCGCACCTAGCAACTGATGTAATACGCCGTCATCATGGTAGTTGATGGTTAGCGACTCGAACCCCGTCGATACAGGGGTATATTCTACTGATATGGCACTATTCACTGTTTGGGCAAAGCCGCAGGCACGAAGCAACGGGCCAAACGCCGGCGCGGTTGCTACTACCCCGGAGCTTTGTAATTCCACGTCAAAACTCAACTCAACCGACTTAGTGCCGACGAGTTGTTCCGCGCCACCAAGGTAAGGCCGAATTATATCGCGGTTTACGTTTTTCGACGCCAACGGCGTCGCGCTGATGTTACCCACTAGGATAGCATTCGCCGCCCCTGTAGGGCTTGCGTTGGTGCCGTAAGTCGTTTCGACTTTGGCTAGAATGACAGCGTTTCTTGTCAGGCGAGACATTCGAATACTCCTTTATGCCCTATAAGGGCTTATTTAGCGTATCTTGCGCGGCTCTTTTAACCGATTTCGGGGCAGCAACCTGGACGGTCTCAATCGGATCAGGAACTTTTTTAAGTTCTCCTGCCTCCGTATCACGGACGTACGAGCCGCCAGACGGTGGAAATTTAACCACCGCCCCGGATTGAGTTGTTGAATTCTCACGCTGCATTAGTGCCCCCCGTCGTTTTGTTTGCGGTTTTGTCGGCAGCGCGAGTTTTTTGGGGCTTACTCGCATTCGCTGGCTTAACGGACCCCGCGAGAGCAGCAGGGCTTCCGCTCTGCTGCTCTATGCGCCGCCTAAGATTAAATCCGGTTGCGCTCATGGTTACTTGGTCACAAGCTTGACGACACGGATGTTCTTGTCATCGTAGACCTTGGCCCACGATGCAGCGGTGCTAAGAACCCCGTTGTCTGGGTTCACGGTTGCCGAGTTATACTTGACCCCCCTCGCATGCATAATGAACGTCCGGCGCGTAATAAGAATATCATCCCCGGCCAGCGAGTCGCGGTCGGTTTCGACAGCCTTATCGGCTTCCATTGTCATAGAAGCGCCTGCGATAGCCCCAACGCCGAAGAGGTAAGAGGTGTAGGCGTTATAATTTGGGGCACCTACGATCGTTTCGACCGGGCAAGCGTCGTCTATGATGACGCGGTAGCCGAGATAAGTCGGGAAATTCAACTCAGCTTCGCTATCTCGCACATATACAATTAAATTTGCTTTCTGAAGCGCCGTATACTTAGCCGAGTGCATAGCGATGGCTGTGAGCTTGCCACCGGCGTCGCCCAAAAGCTGCTTCCCGTCTAGGATTACATCGCCGGTCAGTTCCGACGTGGCGTGTACGCTCAACACGTGACTAGAAGCAAGAGCACCACCAGTTGCAAAAACGCCCGTCAAGGTTGACAACAAAGCGCTTTGTTCTCTGCGTGCCCAATATTCTGCCACTCGGTCGCCAATGGCGGCCATAGGGTCGGAGCCTGCAACCCATCCAGCTAGATCGTTGGCTGCCCATGCGCGGCCACGGAACAGCTTGACCGCAATATCTTCGCCGGCGTTGATGTTGGAAGGTGTCAGCGCGGCGCTATCAGATAGGACTTCGTCGTTACCGCTGAGGTCGTTCCAGAATGGAATGTTTACTAAGTGCCCGCCGCCGTTCATCCGTTGCTGAATAACTTGGTCAGTGGCGATGATGCCGGACTGGCGCAGTGCGGACAGTTCAGCGGTGCGGTTGTCCACGTACTCAGAGAAAACCGCCGGCACAATAATATCGGAAAGTTTGGTTCCAGCCATGATTTAGGCTCCTATTTGGTTGCTTGAGACTTGATTTGTTGATAGCGCACCGGGTCTTTCTTGTACATCTCGCCGCGCTCAGTCAAGGTCATGTCGTTCCAAGGCTTTTCGCCCGCACCGCTTCCCGCGTTAGGGTTATAGCCGGAGCCTCCCGCCCCTTGTTGCTTGAGTAGCCCGGTCCGCGTTTTTGCGAACGAGGCCACCCCATCTTCCAACGAGACAAGACCACCATCGTCAACGCTGTATCGCAGTTCTTCGCCATCCCATTGTGTCCGGGAAGCAATGTAATGCTCAACAACGTCCAGATCTGTAAAATCGTACTTCGATAAAACCTTGCTTAGTAAGGTTTTTGACACCGTGTCGCGCAGCTTCCCAGTTAGGGCATCGCGTTCGGCACGCGAATCGTTTAGGTCCTTTTCTAAACGCTTCACCTTGGCTTCAAACTGCTTAACGGCTTCTGCTTGGCCCTTGGCGTCGGGCAAATCAACAACTTCGTCAAGCGATTCAACGCCTAATTTTTCCATCAATTTAGCTTGTGCGTCGGCCAACTTCGCGGCTCGCTCGGTTTCCGAGTCGGCCTTTTTGCGTACATTCTTTAGTTTGCCTTCCAAGCCGTCAATAAATAATTGCAACTCGGCAAAAATCTCGTCGTCCCCTAGTTTTTCCTTGATTTTCAACAAGTCCATTATTTCCCCACCTATCGCGTTAGATAAAATAGATTGTGTGTATGATATAACATAGTCGCGCCGTTTGTTAAACTAGCTACAGTTTAGTCACAATTAAAGGATTTGCAAATGACATTTTTCACATCACGCTTTACTTTTATCCGCGATGCACTCAACGGGACTGGCGGATTCCGCCCTAATATAACATATGATAGCGCCGGAAGCCGATTAAAGCCGAGAATACTTATCTAATCCAGTACCCACGTGAATCCGCTGAACGTTTTGCACGTCGCAACCAAGTGTCGTGGTTCACTAGGGATATGATGAATGCGTGCGAGAGATTTGTCGGCTACTTAACAAAACAGCCTCCAGTGCGTGAGGTCAATTCGCCATTGCTTCGGCTCATCCTTGACGATTGTGATTGGCGCGGAAATAGCCTTGAGGTGTTTTTTCAGTCCTTCGCCGTTGAAGCGAAAGCACGTGGCACCATGCTGCTACTCATCGACATGCCAAGAACCGAGAACATTCCCGGGAATCAAGCCGAGCAACTCGGTAATCGCGCGGTGCCATATCTTGTGCAAATACCTCCCGAGCGAGTTTTCGACTATGAACTTAATGAACGTGGCCGGTTGTCGTCCATCTCAATACACGACTACATGCTAATAGACGGGAAGCAAGAGATTGTAAGACGCATCTGGACTAATACCGACTGGAAAATCGAGCGGATAGTTAGCGCGGCAGGCAAAGAATCGACTACCGTGGTCGATTCTGGCGTCCATAACCTTGGCGTCTGCCCAGTCATATACTTTTCTGAGTCCGGGGAGTTTATGGGTGAAGGCGGTTTTTCTGAAATTGCAGACCTCTCTAAAGCGTTATTTAACCGGCGCAGTGAACTCGATGAGATACTGAGATCGCAAACGTTCTCGCTGATGCATTACCATGTTCCTATCGACATGGCTGGCACATTTGATGCCGCTAAGGTTAGCGAGGCTGTCGGCACGCATAACATGCTTCTACACTACGGCAATGCGCCTGGTTTTATCGCTCCGAGCGAAGGCCCGGCATCGACTTATGCGGCTGTAATTGATGCGCTGGTGCTTCGGATAAGAGAGGTATCAATGTCGTTTGAAACGCCAGACTACAAGGAAAGCGGGGCCGCGCTTACCATCCGTTTCCAATCACTCAATGGCGCTCTCACTAAGTTCGCCAGGCGAATGGAAGATTTTGAGCGTCAGATGTGGGACATAGCCGCGCGCTGGCTGAACGTCGAAGCAAATGCGTCTACCAGATGGCCGCGAGAGTACGCAATTGCCAACCCCGAGAGGGAAATGTCAGTCCTTGAAAACATGCAGAGCACCGGCTTTCCTGATGCCGTGATTAGGGCTAAGAAGCGCGCGATAATCGGCCTAGAGTTCACAACCGTTGAACCGGACGATTTATCGGAGCTTATTAATGCCGTTAACGAGTCCGAACATGACCGAGGAAACGACAACGCCGACAACGTGCCAAACATAAGCGAATCAGCCTGATGAGAATACATATATTTGTTGACGGCCTGGAGGCAGTGGGTAAAACACTGGAAGAATTGCCTCAAAAAACAGCAAGCACCGCCTTGCTTAAGATGTCGCAATTTATTTATGACAAGGCGCTCTCTAATGCTGATGCGCACACAAAAACCGGCGCATTAATTGATTCTATATTTAACGAAGGTGATACCGGGGACCCGTTTGTAAGGACTGTCGGGTTTAACACCAGCATGGCACCTCATGCGGTTTTCGTTCACTGGGGCACCAGGCCGCATAAAATAATGCCTGTAAATAAAAAGGCGTTACGGTGGACAAATGGCGGGGGATTTATTTTTGCTAAATTCGTAAACCACCCTGGCTATGCCGGCGACCCGTTTTTGGTGAATGCCATGAACGAAGCCGTTTTGAACTTCGATAAAATTATCAATCAACCAAATAGGGAACCGTAATGCCGCTCGCTTACACTTATTCAGACCCGTACTTGTCGCCACTGGCCACAGAAGCACGCGAGACTAGAGCTATCGCTGACCTAGCGGAAATAAATTTATTCAGCCAAGAACACCTTGCTAGACTTGTCCCGTTGCGGGTCTACATCATCACCTGCCTGGAAAGTGTCCAGCGTAGCGATGACGCCTTCTCGGTTAAACTAGCCGCGTATCGAAGGGAATACGATAACGCGCTTTCGTTAGCAAAAGCCGAGACGCCAGACATTAACGGCCACCCGGCGGCTCTTTTGTCTGTGGAGGTTGAACGTGGGTGACATAAAAAGCATACTTTTAGAGTTGGTAGCAAATCTTGCTACTATCCCTGGCATCGCTACCTGTAAGCTAGGTATTGAGGCAAACATGACGGCCAGCGATTATCCAATAATCCGCGTGGTGCCGACTAAATCGAGCGGAGCCAGCACCATAGGCCGGCGGGCGGTTGATGCAACCATCTATTTCGGGATGCCGATTCAGGAATTTAATGGCCTTGCAAATCTTTATTCAGCCTTGTTTGATTTGGAACGTGACGTAGTGGCAAAGGTGGAGGCCGGCGGCGAAACCTTCAGCGGCAAACATATCGACACCTTCATGGACGAGGATCGCATCGCCGCTTATAAACTTATGGCGTGCCGTGTACGTCTCGACGGCTAACGATAATTCGCTACACTTCCCCGACTAGCTTTGGCGGCGCGTCGCCATAGTACGCGCCCACTACACTCCCGCCTGACACCGCTGCATTGTACTTTGCCCTACTCCCGAGCACCCGCGCCCCTTCCTGTTTATCCAATGCTTCTATATATCGGCGTTCCGCATTGCTATCAAAGTCGGCCTTGGCACCGTACAAATCCACACGAGGAACTAGTATGCACCGACAGAATGGATGAAACGGCGGCAATGGCGCGTCGTTCTTGCTATACACGCCACGGCCAAGCCCGTAAGCATCTAGTCCTGAGTGATAATCGCAAATATCTGTGCGCGGGTGCGTCTGCGACATACGTACCTGCACCCATTGGACCGCAATATCGTCCTTCATTTTTTTGGCTTTTTCTTGCATTCTAGCCCTATGTAGCTCAGTCTGAGTTATCCGGTCAGCAAGGTACCTGTTGCGTTCATGAACGGCTACATCTAGCTTTGTTTTGAGCACGCTACTGGCCGCGCCTCGTTCAATGGCGTCAATTGCCTGAATATATGCAGCGCGAAGGTGCGGGGTTTTTAGTTTACCGGCTGTTAGCTTAGCAAACGCATTTTCGTATTCCTTGGCTAATGGCTTTATTTGCCTGATATACCTCGGCAAATTGACCTTTACATCCAGCACGCCGCCGAGTTTATAGCCCTCATAAATTGCTAGAGAAGTTTCCCTCGCACTTCGCACCTCCCGGACGTGTCGCTTGAGGATGCGCTCAACATTTATGGCCGTCTCTTCTTCCATTCGATATAGGCGCTCGGATAGTGTCACCCTCCCGATTTCCATTACAGAAATATCCGGCACGTACCCAAGAATTTTAGATAGCGCATCCCGAAGTTTTGACATTAGTTTCCCGCGAAACTTGTCAAATGCCTCGGATACCGCTTGGCGGGCCGATATACCCGCCGCAATTTTGTCTGTAATCTCGTCCAGTGCTGCGCGTGCAGCAAGATCAATATCTGATCGCATAGTGTCCTTATAGCGTCGGTATAGTGAAGCCGGCGAAGTCCATTGGTTGCGTGCCTGACATCCAGTTCAGTGCCTGGGTCATAGAATCGACCCTATTATCTTGCTTTCCTTTCGGGAACATAGCACACTCTTCCGTGAAGTCCCCATTCCACTCGCCTTCTACAATGCAGACACGCCCCGCCTCGACCTGTGGTGTTACGGCGTGCGCTCTCGCAATTTTATTATTGTCAACCCCGATTGCTAAGACCGGAAGCCGCGTGCCACGCTTTAGCTCCTGGATGAGTGACTGGCCGCTGGCTTTATCTTCGACTAATAGCGCGTGCGGCCTATACGTTAAAGCGAGTTCAATGACCTTGCGTTTGAGGTCTGGGTATTCGAGCCGCCCAGCCCAACAGTGCAAGAGGTGATATTCCTGCCCGGTGTCGCCCCATGTTGTGCACGCGCTTTCGTCATTATCCGCATCGGTCTTAAATCCGGTGTCCCATGACTGGACGATTCTGATATACCTAGTGGCCGCGCTCACGTCTGCCGAGATATAGCGCCACCATGCGCGTTTGATGATGCCACCCTCAGCCGGCGAAGGATTCTGCTGTAACTGGCCTGATGCGCCATAACTACCAAGCGCCGACTTTATGCTGCAAATCGAATCAGCAGGAAACTGTTCCGGCCAAAGTAGTTCACCAGGCTCGGTTCGCGGGTCCTCGAATCCGATTGATGTGCGACACTTACGTGCTGGCTCGTACTCCGCTGGAAGGCATAAATGCTCCCATGTGCTGTCGTTTGATAATGCCCATCCGGTCGGGTCATCCTCATGTAAGCGCTGCATAATGAGGACTTGCGCGAAGTCGTCCGGGTTAATACCTCGCGTTGACATGGCTTGCATGTGCCCAATTGCCTGCATTCGCATAGCGCTTGAGTGCGCATCGTTAGCGCGTAGTAAATCATCAGACACAGCACGATGTACGCGCTCACCAGTGCCAAGCCCGCCGGTTGATGAGGCTACGCGGAAACCCGTCTCTGAATTTTCGAGCCGTTTTTCGTGGTCTTTTGTCAAGGTGATTCCGAAGTTGTTCACATACCAATCGGATTTGAGCATAACCCGCATTCTGTTTGAATCACGGACTGACAGATCGGATGAGTAGCTCGCAAACAGCCAGCGCGTGTATGGCGTGCGTATCCACTCCCACGACGGCCAGAATACGCACACCATCAACGACTTCATATGCCCCGGCGGCACATTTATGACTAATTTCTTTATTTCTCCATTGGTCACTGCCTCAAGATGCTCCGCGATGGCATCAATATGCCAGTTCTGGACATACGGGATATGAGGCTCTACCACGTGCCACCCGTACTTAACGAAGTCACGAAGGCTTCGGCGTGCCTTCTCCGCTTGGACGCGCTCGATGTCCGGTGGATTGACGTGATCGCGCCCGGTCATTAATTTTCGGTGACGCCGGCTTTTTCTAGTAGTAATTCAAGCGCGTCTAGCTCTTTGTTGGATAGTTTGGTCAAATCGTGCGTATGCTCCACCTTCACCGCGCCACCGTCGCCACCGACGATGCCAATGTTTTCGCGCCACCCCGCTTGAGTCCGCAAATAAAACTGTATACTCCTCGCGTCTAGGTTGTTGATTGTCGCCATGAGCTTCTGTGCAACCAATCTAACGCCCTTGGCTTTCCCCCGGCTGATTGCTTCTAACAGGCCCAATTCAGGCCTAGAGTGTATCCAATAATAAAAAGAACTTATCGGCCACCCAAGCGCGGCGCAAATCTGTTGAGTGTTCATTCCGAGCGCCCCCATCGCTTCAGCCTCCGCGATTTGTTCAGGCGTCACCTCCACCCTGTAATCTGTTGGTTTTTTCTTTGGTGCCGCCTTGTATTTATTAACCCTTTTTGGTATTATTGGGCTAGGTTTTTTTTGCGATGCCATAAAAGGGTTCTCAGAATGGTAATGTACACAGTAGGATATTCAAAGATGTCATCAGCCAGTCATCTGCTTACACTGGCTGATGACCTGGACGCAGTCATCATCGACGTGCGTGCCAGGCCAGTATCCCGCAAGCCTGGCTTTAGCAAGTCCAACCTAGTCAGCCTGCTCGCTAGCAGGTATGAGTGGCATGGGGACGTGCTTGGGGGCCGCGTTAAGGGTCGGGGCCCCGGGGTGACTAAAGAAGGGATTAATCTGCTGCGCAGTCGCGGCGGCGAGAACCTAGTGCTCATGTGCATGGAGCATGAGCCGTGGCTGTGCCATCGCCGTGGGGAAATATGCGCGCCATATTTC